ACATGTGCGATCAGTGCGAGGCGCACGACGGCGAGGAGTACGCCACCTGGGAAGAGGCGATGGACTCGCTGCCAGACGGGGGCCCGGACCCCGAGTGCGCGGGCGGCGGTTCCTGTAGGTGCGAGCTAGTGCCGGTGCCGGCATGATCGGTATCCGTCTTGTCGGAGATGCAGATCGCAAGATCCGCGTACTCGCAACCGGAGTCAGCGATCTCAGGCTCTTCTGGCCGCGACTCGTTCCGGTCGTGACCGGGTGGTGGAAGCGGCAATTTGCAACCGAGGGCGCGTTCGGCGGCAGGCCGTGGGCGCCGCTCACAACGCCCTACGCGCTCACGAAGTCTCGCAAGGCACCGGGCAAGCCGCTGCTCGTCTTCCGGAGCGGGATCAAGCGCGCTGCCGCCAGGCCGTCGCGCGTGCAGTCGCCGCGCTCGATGGTCTTGACGATCGACGACGCTGACTATCCGCACGGGTCGAAGGGCGTGCGGAACCCGATCCTCCAATACCACCAAGAGGGCGAAGGGCATAACCCCGCGCGCCCCTTAGTTTTCGGAGAGCCGCTGCCGAGAGAGGCCGAGGCGGAGTTGATCGCGACCGCCGAGACGTACCTGACCGATCTGCTTCGGCGGCTCGGCTGAGGCCGATACTAGGTCGTGCCGCTCTCGCACGTAGCTCCGACCATCCGCGCGACGATCGCGTCCCTCAAAGCGGGCGTCGAGGATCGGATCGAGATCTTCAACGACGAGGAGGTCAACGAGGTCGAGTTGACCGTGCCTGCCGATGAGAGCTACATCTTCGGCGGCGACGACCAACTCGAAAGCTATAGCTTCCCGGCGATCGAGGTCTACCAATCGCAGGGTGAGATCGGGCTCGCTGATCTCGGCCGCGGCGTCTATGACCTTCACGACCGGCTCGTCGTCACCGTCTGGTGCGAGGGCGTGTCAGGTGAGGTGCCCGAGGTCTACGAGAAGATCCTCGGCTACGGTCGCTGCATTCTCGAGGTGCTGCTGCAGCCGGACGCCTTCGGCTCTGGCGTCGAGATCGCAAACGAGGACTCGGCTGTCCAGTGGAGCTATGTGACGATCCCGATCGACCCGGCAGAGGATCGCTCCTTCGACAAGTTCCGCACCGCCGGCGTCTTCTCGTTCGCGCTCGAAGACGTGAGCGCGAGTGCATAGCCGAGCATCTCTCGCCTCCATTCCCGAGCGCGTCGAATCGCTCGAGCGCACCGTTCGGAGCCTGCTACCGCAGGTCGATCGCGTCGGCGTCTATCTGAACGGCTACGACGGGGTGCCTGCCTTCCTCGACCATCCCCGCGTCGACGTCGCGCGCTCTCAGGAGTACGGTGATCCGGGCGACGCCGGTAAGTTCTTCTGGGCGGGCGACTCCGACTACGCGCTCTCTTGCGATGACGACCTTGTCTACCCGCCGGGCTACGCGGCCTATCTGATCGCGTCCGTCGAGCGCTACTGGCACCGAGCGATCGTGGGGCTACACGGCTACCGGTTCAAGCGTTCTTTCGAGACGATCTACGACAGCTACGCGCAGCTCTACCGCGCTCTCGACGGGACCGAGCGCGACCACGCGGTTAACGTGCTCGGGACTGGTTGCATGGCCTGGCACCGATCTGTCGGCCTCGATTCCGCATGGTTCCGCTCGCCCAACATGGCCGACCTGTGGCTCGCTGGCGCGGCGCAGGAAAGGCGTATCCCGCTCATCGCACTCAAGCATAGAAAGAGCTATCTCGAGCACACGAAGCACTCTCGTACGATCTTCCGCCAGTCGCGCGATCACACCGGCTCGACCTTCGACTCGTCAGCCGGTCAGCATAAGATCGTTCACGCCTACGACTGGCGGCTGAACGCGCCACCGCGTACTCGCATCGTCATTTCGATCATCACCTTCAACCGCCGCCGCGCGCTGCGTCTTCTACTCGGCGATCTCGAACGCGAGCGAGCGCGCTTCGATGCCGAGAGCGAGGTGCGCATCTACGACGACTACTCGCCTGGGTATGAGGCGATTGAACACCTCGCCGCCGAGCGCGGCTACGTCTACCAGCGTGCGCCGGACCACCGCGGCAGGCCGGACCACTGGCGCCTCGTCGCCGACGAGCTCGCCGATCTCGAAAGCACGCTCGCTGATTGGTATGTCTTCCTACCCGACGACGTTCGCCTCTGCGATCACTTCTTTGCTCGGGCGCTAGCGGTCTGGGAGACGCTCGAGGAACCGACCGCGCTCAACCTCGCCCACCACCTTTCGCGGCCGGGCGCGTGCTGGACGAAGCAGCGGCCGTTGGAGCTTGGCGACGGCGTGGAGGTTGGCTGGGTAGACGGCCTCTACCTAACGCGCCGAGACGCGCTGGAAAGCATCGACTTCACGGTTGACTCGCCCGCCGAGCGCTGGCTGGAAAAGCGGCGTGGTTCGGGCACTGGCGCATTGCTATCACGCGAGCTGCTGCGTTTCGGCGCTCGGCTCTACCGAGTCAAGCGCTCGCTTGTGACGATGCAAAACTGCCCGTCGAAGATGAACGGCAAGATCAGAAAGACCGACCCGCAGACCGCCGTCGATCCCGTGGACTCGCTGCCGGACGGCGTGAGTCTCTACCGCGTCGGCCGGGCGCGAATAGCGGCGAGTCGGAGCGATCACATCGGCAAGGTGATTGCAAAAGGCGAATGGTACGAGCGCGATCTGCTCGACACGATCAAGGACGCGAGAGTATCCGGAACGTTCGTCGATGTCGGCGCGCACGTAGGCAATCACACCGCGTACTTCGCGCTTGAGTGCGGCGCCGAGAGAGTGATCGCGATCGAGCCGAACGCCGAGACTTACGTGCTCCTACGAGCTACCGTTGAGGCGAGCGGCCTGGCGGACAGAGTCGCATGCATCCGCGCCGCGGTGCACCCGACCTGGCGGACGGCGCGCGTCGTGCCTGGGCCCGCTGGCAACTCGGGCATGGCGGGTGCCGCCGAAGACATCGAGGGCACAGTGCCGGTCGTAACGCTTGACGAGCTGCTCTGGAACGAGAAGGTCGCCGTCGTCAAGATCGACGTCGAGGGCCTGGCGGTCGAGGCGGTTCGCTCAGGGCTCGGCGTCATCGAGCGCGACCACCCGCTACTTGCGATCGAGGCCTCTAACGACGAGAGGGATGCGATCTCCGCACTACTCGCGCCGTTTCGTTATGCGGAGCCGAGCGGGCCCTACGCCTGTACGCCGGTCTGGCTTTGGGGCGCATGAGGCGCGCCGATACTAGGTCGTGACGAAGAAAGCAGCCAACCTCGAGACCGTCGATCTGACTGGCGTCGAGATTCTCCGTACCGGAGGGCCCGTACATGGCCGCGGCTCGCCGCCCGAGGGCGACAACTTCGACCCAGATCAGCTCCGCGCGATGGCGGAGGCGCACGCCGAGCTACAGGCCGAGCTACATCCCCCAGCGGCGGTTAATCCACCGATGAACGAATTGGGCCACGGCAACTTCGAGGCTCCTGCGGTCGGATATCTCGAGAACGTGCGCGTCGATAAGACCGGGACGCGCCTGCTCGCCGACGTGAAGAAGGTCCCGAAGACGCTGAGCCGATTGATTAAAGCCGGGGCCTATCGGAAGCGCTCCGTCACGCTCGCCTCGATCACAAGCCAAGAGACCGGCAAGAAATATCCCTGGGTAGTCACCCGCCTCGCGTGGCTCGGGGCAAGACTCCCCGCCATCCGCACGATGGACGATGTGGTCGCCCTCTACGACGGCGGAGACGTCGAGGTCGTTCGCGTCGTCGAGTACGCCGACGGGCGTGTCGTCTGGGAGCCGTCCGAGAGCGCCGAAGCCGTGCGCTCCGATCTCCGCGAAGCCCTGAACGGGCCGCCACCCTATGGGCCAAGCGGCGCCGAGTTCTGGGTTCGTGATGTAGCGATTTCTGGCGACGCCGCACTCGTGGCAAACGGCTATGGCGACGACCAGGAGGCCTGGGTTGTGCCGTTCTCGCGCGGCGAAGACGGCACCGTGACGGTCGCGCCACGAAGCGAGTGGATCAAGGCTGAGCAGACTTGGATCGCGACCGCGAAGCAGTTCGCAGACGCCGCATCCGGCAATTTTGAACGACCCGCCGATACTAGGTCGAAGATGGCTGACCTGAACCTCAACGATGAAGCGCAGCGCGAACTCGCCTCGGCTCTAGGAGTCGAAGGCGAGATCAGCGCGGAGACGCTTCTCGCCGCTGCGAAGGCGAAGCCGGAGCCCCCGGCAGCGTCAGCAGAGCCGGACAAGGAACTCGCCGAGGTACGCGCCATGGCGGAGGAGACGAAGACCAAGCTCGACGCAACGACCACGCTGCTCGCGAACAGCGGGCGCGACACGTTCATCGAGCGCGCTCTCTCCGAAGGCCGGTTCGAGCCGGGGCAGCGCGGCGAGATCGAGAAGTTCTACGACGCCGACCCGGAGGCGTGCCGCAAGTACGTCGCCTCGATCGAGAAGAACGACAAGCTCGCTCGTGAGTACGGGTCAGACGACGCCGAAGCCGAGAAGACCGACGAGGAGCGCCAGCTCGAAGACGATCGCGAGAAGCAGGCGATCGCGACGGAGTTCGGCATTCCCTTGGAGCAGGTGATCTGATGGCCGTCTCGGGTGGACAGGTTGAGCGCTACGCCGGCAGGCTCATCATCTCTTGCCTCGCCGCCGAAGCGATCACCGCTGGCGACGTCGTCAACATCTCCGACGACTTCACGGTGTCGCAGGGCGACGCGAACGAGGTGCTCGGCACGGGCATTGCGATGCAGACCGCGACCGAGGTTGGCGATCGCATCGACGTAGATTTCGGAAGTGGAGTCGTCTACGATCTCGTCGCTTCTGGCGCGATCGCAGCCGGCGCCTATGTCAAGACCGGCGCCGCCGGGGCAGTTGCCTCCGGCGCGGCTGACGGCGACCCGCGGCTACTCGTCGGGTTCGCTCTCGCCGCTGCCGCCGACGATGTCGTACCGGTGGTGATTCGCTGATGCCGACCGTTCCTGGACAGAGCGGCTCCGATACCCAGCTGACCGTTGACGTGATGCTGAAGCAGCCGACGCTGATCTCGCGTCGCCTGGCAAACCTCGTCTCGAAGCGGCTCGGCGCTTACAAGCTCTGCGTCGTCGATCCGACCCCGATGGTCGGAGCGTCGATCCTCTACCAGCAGGATGAGTCGATCTACCTCGACCGCGATCCCGCGAAGTCGGGCCCGCGCGGCAAGTGGCCGCGGGCATCCTGGACGGAAGAGGCTAAGAGCGCTGCGATCACCGAGCACGGCCTCGAAGTCCCGATCTCGAACCTGGCGATTCGGCTCAATCAGAAGCCGCAGCTGACGATCGCGCTTCGCAAGCTCGCGAACAACATCATCAAGTGGATCGACGGCGACCTCTTCGACACGATCCTCGCCGACGCGATGGGCACTCAGACCATGAATGCCTCGGGCTCCTGGACTGACCCGGAGGCCACGATCAAGGCCGACATCCAAGAGGCGCAGGGCATGATCGAGACCGAGGACAACGGCTACGACGGTTTCGAGAACGCGCTACTCGTTCTCAACACGATCCACCGCAATTCGCTGCTCGACAACGCAGAGCTCGCTGCGCTACTGCCGCGCGAGACCAACTCCTCTTCAGTGCAAACCGGCCGCGTCGCTCCGTTCCTGGGCATCAAGGACATTCTCTACCTCTCGCAGATGCCCGAGGACAAGGGACTCGTGCTCGACAACACCGTCGCGCTCATGATGGCCGCGTCTCAGCCTGTCCCCGAAGAGGGATTCCAGGCCTTCACAGACACGCTCCCCGGCATGCTTCCGATCTGGGTCAAGACCTACAAGGAAGAGCCGAAGGACACCATCATCGCCGGCGGCATCTGGCCCGCGCTAGCGAGCGTCGCGCCTCGCGCGATCGTTCGCATCGACGACATCACCGGTAGCTAACGGGGTCGCGCGCGATGGCGCGAGGAACCGTAACCGGGCTGACGCGGCTTCGCTATCACGACACCGATGGTCGCTTGCGTTCGACGCCGTGCGGTCAGGAAGTCGATATCCCCCGCCAAAAGGAGTATGAACACGCCGTTCAAAACGGTTGGATCGAGCCGCTCGCCGGCGAGGAGCCGACCTTTGCTGAAAGCAGCGCGAGCGCCTCGCCGCCTACCCTGCGTAGAGAGCCGCCGCGCGACTGGCGCAGGCGTCCGAGCCTATGGTTCATAACGCCCTGCTGGCGGCGCTACGAGTTAACGCGCATCTGTCTCGAGGAGCGCTTGTGGGTTTGCGGCGAGTTGGCCGATATGGGAATCGATGCCTCGTGCGTTGTCATCGCCGACGATGAGAATCTCGACTCCGCAAGCGAACTCGGCTTCGCCCTACATGAGTTTCCGAACAACGGGCTCGGCGCGCGTTTTAACGCAGGTATCAGTTACGCCGCCGCAATGGGCGTCGATTACGTCTGCATGATCGGCTCGGACACCTGGGTGCTGCCGTCCTACTTCGAGCAGCTCCCGGAGCGCGGAACGGTGCGTGCATCACGCCGTCTCGCGATCACATCGAAGGACGGAAAGCGTCTCCACCGGCTAGGTCTGACCTACCCAGGCGGCGCCTGCCGCACCTATCCCGTTGAGATGTTCGCTGACTTCAACTACCGTCCCGCTACTCCCGAAATCATGAAGGGCTGCGACGGCTCGATACTTCGCAAGGCGAAGAGTCTCGGTGAAGTCACGATTGACTATGCCGAAACTGACGAGCTACAGCTCGTTGGTCTGCGCTCAAACGTGCAGGTATCCGACGACGACCTTCTCATCGAGCGCTTCGGCCTCAGCGAAAGCGGCAGGCCGTGGGCGCAACTGAAGCTCCGCTATCCGGCGGCGCTCGTTGATCGCGCACGGGAGTTCTACGTTTCAGAGCGGCGAAAGGTGGCGGTCTGATGGCCTACGCAGAGACTACTGACGTAACCGCTCGCGCAGGCCGCCTGGCCGCGGCGTTCGAGCTTGACGACGCCGTCGTCGACGAGGACGCGATCGCCGGCTTTCTCGCTGATTGCGCCGCCGAGATAGACGCGGCGATCAGCGCGCGCGGTATCGACCCCTCGGCTCTCTCAGAAGAAGCAGGCGCAGCGCTCACGGACTTGAATGCCTACGGCGCGCTCGCCCGCGCTCTCGTCGCGCTCGTGCCCGGCAGTCGCGGAGCGAACGCTCAGAGCCTGCTCGAATACGCGCAGAAGGTGTGGGAAGACGGCATGGCGCAGATCCGTGACGGCACTCACCCGGTTATCGCCATGATCGAGGCTGGTGAGGCGGGCGCATCTGTGCCGGGTGCCGGGTGTCTCTGGACTGACGAACCGAACTACGGCAGCGCGGCCGGGCTCGAGGCTGAGCGAGTGCAGTTGGAAGACACGAACCTGCAGGTCGAGTTTCGCCGCGGCGACGTGCTCTAACCCGTCTTTCCAAGCCTTGCGCCGATACTAGGTCGTGACACCCCGCACTGAGATCGCGCTCGTCCTGCCCGTCGCTCGGACGGTTGGCTCGGAGCCCGTTCACTTCGGCGGCTTTCCTGGCCTGTGGTATCCGGAGCGCCCGATCGCCCTCTCGGCTCTCGGTTTCGAGACGCCCGACGAAGCGCTAGAGGCGGCGCGTGGGTTGCCGCTCGTGACCATGCGCGTGGAGGTCGGCTCGGCACCTATGCCAGAGCGTGAGAACCATGTCGATAGGGGCGGCGGCAGTAACGCGATCGAGGCCGAAAAGGAAGGCGCCTGATGGCTGCTAAGGATTTCTGCGAGATTTGCCTCGAAGAGACGCCGATCCCGGAGGACGCGGTCAAGACGGCCACGCCCTACCGTCTTGCAAACGAAGAGGTGTATCTTCCGGCACGCGCTGCTCGCCTCTCGCCGGGCGTACAACATCTCGATCGCGCGGATGAGCTCCGCAACATCACCGGCGCTGTCCCGCGACTGATCGAGGGTTACGAAGTCGGCGGGTCGATCTCTGAGCGCTGTTATCTCAAAGATTTGACCTGGCTACTCGCGATTGCGGGCTTCGATTACGTTCACACGGCAGGCGACGGCCTTATCACCGATCCCGACGGCGACGCGATCCCCGTCGGCACGCACCGCTGGGTTTACAGCAAGCGCGACGCGATCACAGCGCGCACGGCTCAGATGCGTCTGAACTACGCGACCGAAGATATCCTGCTTACAGGCAACGGCATCGGCGTTCCGCAGCTCCAGTTGACCGCCGCCGGAGAACTCTCCGCCGATCTTGTCGGCATGGTGCTTGCGCGAGCCGCGGCCGACACGACCACCGTTCCGGCCGTCGCAGCGTCCACCATCCCGCCGATCCGACGCGGCGACCTCTTCCTGAGCTGGCTTTCAGGCGGAGGCAAGGTCGCGGACTTCTCGGTTCAGGTCGCGAACGCGCTCGAGCGGATCAACTCGCTTTCCAAAGATCCGCCGTCCTACTTCCCCGACGACCTCGAGCTTGGCAACGACCAGGTGCAGGTCACGGGATCGGTACCCAAGCGGGTACTCGACGGAACCGACTACGACGCACTGCTCGCCGCGACATCTTTCGCAGCGGTAGCACGCTGGGTAACGCCGAAGGTCATCGGCGCCACCGCATACAAGTACTCGCTCTGGGTTGAGATGCCGAGTTGCCAGCTCGTCAGTGGCGACGCGGACGAACTCGGCAACAAGCGCCGGCACGGTGCGAACTACGACTTCTTCGCCGCCTACGACGAGGCGCTCGGCTACGACGTCAAGATCACGGTCGTAAACGACGTCGCCGCGATCGACACCTGGGGCAGCTAATGCCTGAAGCACGCGACCTGGCGAGGCACCTCGACCTCTACGACCTTGCGCCACAGGATCGCTCTGTCGCGCTCGGCGTGCGCGTCGCGCACGTGGGTGACGGCGGCAAACGCACGCTGGGGCCGATGGAACGGCGCGAATTCCGATTCCCGGGCGAACTGCCCGTGCCGACGATCATCCGCCTGCTCGCTTACGAAGAGCGGACGAAGGCGGCGATCGCGATCACCGATACGCGAGCCTCCGAGCTGGCCTGCCAGACGATCATCAACGAGGCCTACGACGACATCCTCAACATCGCACGCGGGCTGAACGAGATCGAGCCGGACGTCGAGCTCGACATCAATGCGCAGCAACTCCTCATCCTGCTCGGCTGGCTGGCGGGGAATGTGACCGTCGCCCAGGCTGTAATCGACGCGATCACCGCAGGCAAGACTGCCGAAGAGATCGCTGAGACGCTCACCGCAGAAGGACTCGTCGAAAAAGCCGCTCTGGCTGGCGACGGGGCCGAGCTGGGCAGCGGCCCTTTACAGTCGCCGACGCGTTCCTAGACGCGCTCCTACGTCTCGGCGATTTTCACCCGGAATGGCCGCCGGTCTATTGGGAACATCTCGGCTTCCGCGCTTTCCGGATCTACATCGCGCACGCCGAGCGCGTCGTCAGGGAGCGCGAAACCGAGAGCGACGGCCCGGCCTATGAGCCGGGCGGCTACGGGCCACCGTCCAAGAAGGAACTCGACGCGATACCGAGGCGCGACGGATGACGCGTGTAAGCGTTTCTAACGCTGGCGCGTTCCAGACGGAGCGATACCCGCGCGGCGTCCGCGCGCCACGTCACGGGCGCTCTAGGGCGGTTGCAACCGAAAACAGCCGGGGCGTCTGTATCTACTTGCCGAGGGTCGTTCGATGACCCGCGTCGGCCTCGAGTTCTTCGGCGTTGACGTTGGCGCGAAGGCGCAATGTCAAGCGGCCATAACGCAGGTCGAACGGCTACGCGCAGCGACCGTGCAGCAGACCGAGGCCGCGGTAGCGGGAGCGGAATCTACGGCGGCTGCAGCAGAGGCGAAGGTCGCGGCGCTCGTCGAGGAACGCGCGGTAATCCGCGCCAACATGGTCGCGTACCAGGAGCTTGCGGCCAGCGCCGCCAAGGGCTCCGAAAAGCAGGTCGCGGCCACGCAACTCGCGACAAACGCTCAGCGCGAGCTCGGGGTCACCTCGCAGGCTGTGGCCGCAAAGATCGTCACGTCGGCCAGCGCTGCCGCCGGCGCTACCAAGCGGCTCATCAAGCCCATACTCGCCCTCGCCGCTGTTGCCGGCTACCTCGGCTACGGCTACGAGCACGCGATGCAGCGCATACGCACCGGCGCTGGCGCCTCACAAAAAGAGGTCGACCGGATGAAGGTCTCCGTCCTGGAGCTGGCAAAAACCGCGGGCGGCGGCGCGCAGAGTCCGGTCAAGCTCGCGAACGCCCTCTACTACCTTGAGTCGGCTGATATCCGGGGCGAGAAGGCGCTCGCGGCTCTGTCGGCGGCGGCGGTCAACGCCTACACGACCGGCGCCGATTTGGTCGAGGTCACGAAGGCGCTCGCCGCCGCGCGCAAGGTCGAAATCGAGGGCACTGAAACCGAGACAAAGGCGATGGGCACCCTGAACGCCATCGTCGGCGCCGGCATGATGACCCTCGAAGATCTGACGGCCGCGCTTTCGACCGGGATTCTGCCCGCCGCGAAGAACGTCGGCATCACCCTCCCCCAGCTCGGCGCGGCGATCGACACGATGACGATCGCCGGCGTTCCGGCGCAGCAGGCTGCGACCAAGCTGACGGCGACCTTCCTCAGAATGCTCTCGCCGACGGGCGCCGCTGCGAAGAGCCTGAAGAACCTCGGCATCTCACAACAGGACCTCGGCATCGCGCTCCAGCGCGGCGGGCTCACGGAAGCCCTCGGGTTGCTCGTCGAGCGCTACGAGGCGACGCGGGCGGTATCCGGCAAGGTCTACGCCACGCAGCAACTGATGGCGTCCTTCGGCCGCGCGCGCGGCGGTGCCGCGATCATGGCGCTGGTCGAGGGCTGGGACACCTACAACGACTCGCTCAAGCAGGTCAATCGCACAACCGAGGACTATCAGAAGAACTCGAAGGCCGCAATGGAAACGCCGAGCGCCAAGGCCGCGCAGGCGCTCTCTGACATCCAGGCGTCGCTGACGGATATTGGAGTCGAGGTCCTGCCGACCTTCGCCAGCCTCGCGCGGGCGCTCTCAGCGATCGTGAGGCCGCTGAGCGAGATCAAAGAGGTCTTCGTAGCCATAGCGCTCGGCGCGCTCGCCGCGAAAGTCGCGATCGCCGCCTTCTATACCTTCGCAAGAATCGGCGCGATCGTCACTGCCGGCGCGATCGATTCCGCGCTCATCACGACCGGCATCGGGGCAATCGTGGTCGCGCTCGGCATCGCGACGGTGCTCGTTATCAAGCATTGGGACAAGGTCAAGCAGTGGTTTGAGCGGTTCGAGTCCTGGGCTCGGGATCATGCCCCGCTGATCGGCCTCGCCCTCGCTGGTCCGTTCGGCGTGGGCGCTGGTCTCGCGATCAAGTATTGGGGCGGGGTTAGGGCCTGGTTTGTCACGTTCTGGGATTGGATCGTGCGAAGCGCCTATCAGACAGCTCTCAAGATGATCGAGCCGTTTACACACCTCAAGTGGGGAGGCGGCTGGGCAAGGGAACTAAAAACCGAGTGGAAGGCCACCCTGGCCGCCATGAAGGTCGAGGCCGCTGCGGGCGGGGAGGAAATCGGAGAGGATCTCGGCAGGAGCATTTACAACGCCGCGTCGCCTGCGCTCGATTCCCTTCAGGGGAGTCTCGGGCAAACGATCATCAACGCTCGCAAGGGCATACCCACAAACGCGGGCGTCTCCAAGGGCGCGGCGAAGCTTGCGGCAAACGCGAAAAAACTCTCCGCCGTTCCCTACTCGTGGGGCGGCACGTCAGCGCAGACCGGCTACGACTGCTCCGGCTTTGTGCAGGATCTGTACCGCCGGAACGGGATCAACATCCCGCGAACGACGCAGGCGCAGTACGCCGACCCGAACGCGATCGACGTGACCGGTGCGGAGAAGCCGGGCGACGCCGTCTACTTCGAAAGCCAGGCCTCGGGTAAGAACACCGGGCCACCCCCGCGTCACGTCGGCATCTACATCGGCGGCGGAAAGTTCGTCCAGGCGGGCAACCCGCGCGCGGTGCTTCTCGCGCACCGCGCGGACTACATGGGCGCACGCCGTTGGATCAAGGTCACGAACAAGGGGAACGGCGGCGATGACACGGGCGGCCGTGACACGTCCTACAACCCGCCGTCCGGCGCG